AAAGTCAGATAACTGCACTTCTAACTTCCAGCATCAATTAATTATAGTTCTAGAAAATCAATCACAGTCCAAAGAATTGGCCTGTGGCATACTTCTGGCCTTGCAGGTAAGGATCATCGTTGGTGAACTGAGCAAGAAAGTTTTTAGGCGTCATAGCTTGCTGCATCACCCCACCGATCAACCCTTCTTTCAGTTGCTCCATCAATGTTTTGGGTTTTTCTTTCTCCCCTAAAACATTGATGAGTGCATCAATAAGCTTGCCTTGCTGGGTTTGATTTTCAATTTGATTCTGAACGTACGCTTGCGCCCAGGCTTCCTCGTTGGGTGCGGAAGCAGTGCTGGAGGCATCACTCTTTCGCGTTGTTGATGCCTGCGGTAATTCACTCAAGTGAAATGTCTGCAATTCATAAGGACCGGTGCGCAGAACAGAAACATTCCCCGCTGCACCTTGACCTGAATGCGTCGATATAGAACCTTGCCCAAGGAAACGCAAAGAAGTCCCCTCTGGAAAACCATAATCCTCACCTTTATGGTTGGTAGATGCACCAGGGGAAGGTGCCTTCCGAGGCCCCATCGGGCTCGTGATGGTGGCCGCTGGATTCAGTTTGAACCCCTGAGATTCTGGACTATAAAGCTGTTGCCAGTTTTCTTGATTAGGTAAACGAAATTGAATGAATTGGCCGACATCCTTACGTGCTTTCGAAAGGGGGAAACGCTTCCCATCTTTCATGACTTCCCAGTGGGCATGAGGTCCAGTGGAGGTTCCTCCAGTGGATCCAACTTTACCCATGAATAATGCGGGGCCTGCCATATCTTTTTCTTTTTATTTTAAAACTAAAAAACCCCCGGTTTCCCAGGGGTAAGGCCTTAGAGAAGGAGTTATACGCGGATTAAATCAGCTGCAAGAACTGCATCCCAGTCAACGCGCTTGATCTGCCTGAGCTGCTCTAAGTTGTTGAACCTTTCACCCGATAAGGACATCTGAAGGTCTTTGATTTCTCGGGCAGTCTTAAGGCCAATACCCTTAATGTGATCAGCGATCATCTGGGCAGTAGCACTGTTGATGTTCAACCGCGTTTCTGGGGGAAAATCACGCGGTTCTTCTTGTGCAGCTTTGTCTTTGATCTGAAGGGTTTTTACCTTTTTCGTTGCTTCTTCATCAGGGCAAAGCTCGTTTTTATAAGCGGTATAAAGGCGGCCGTCCTGGTCTTCAACCATGAACCAATCGCCGTTATCCCACTCACTAACGATCTTTACCCTTGCACCTGTTTTTTTGTGCTGATAAAGCATTGCAGCAACGGTAGACATAGGACCAGAGATTATCTGGTCCTAGTTTAACCCAATCAGCTGACGGTGCGGCCCAGGAGGTAGCCGTCGATGTCTTCGTAGCCAGCAGCTTCATCCGGCTGGATGTAGCACACTTCAACCACGAAGTAACCGCTCTTGCCAGCACTGGAGTCAGCGCTGGAGATGTACCAACCACCAGAGGTGGAGGTAGCGGTTTGCGATTCGCGAGCCTGAACGGTATAGGTGGTGGAGGCAGTGACTTGCTTGTACACGTTGGCCACACCCACACCAGCGGCGCCGGTAGCGGTCAGGAAAGGCTGAGCGCTGTAAGCGGCGGTACCACCAGCAAAGAAGATCTCGCCGACCTGAGAACCGGAAGTGGTGGAGGTCAGGTTGGCCTGGGCGACAGCTTCACCAGCAGTACCGGTGGAGGTCAGGCCAGGACCGAAGGTCACCACGTTGCCGGTGGCAGCATAGATACCAGAGGCCACACGACCATCACCCCAGCCAGAAGCAACGGAGATGGTGGCGCGATACACATAAGCAGGGAGGGTGCTGCTACCAGAGATCACCATGCCGGTGATGTCGGGGCGGGTGTCGTCCTGGCGATAAGGCGAGGGGACGATCACGCTGCCGGAAGCAACTGCACTACCGGAAACGGAAGTAACAGCCACGTAACCACGCTGCTGGAAATAACGGTAACCAGGGACGGCCAGCACGGAGGTGGGACCGCCCTTGGAGGCGTTATTGGTACCGTCATCGTTGGTATCGATGTTCTTGTACCAGCCGTTCAGAGGCTCTGCCCAGTTACCTGGGTAGATTTTCTTAGACGAAAGATAGGTCATTTATCTTTTCCTTAAGTGTTAACTGTTATCAATATCAGATAGCGCCGTCATCCGACACAAAGCTGTAGGCGGTGGTCACAAAGTCCTTGTTCAGGATCTCGAAACCGGCGTACAGTTGCCAGATAAGAATAATAAAACGGCTGAAATCGTCGTTGTTGTTGATCAGAACCTGAGCGTTCGGACCACCGATACCCACGCCCACGGCTTGAGGACCGAAGAAGTAACCCTGAGCAACTTCCTGGTTGGCATAAGGGGCCGCGCCAGTGAAGGAGGCAGAGATGGTCTTGGTGGGGAAGTTGGTGGACTCGAAGAACTTCACGCCTTCGAACTGAACGCCGGTTGGCATCACGGGCTCACCAGCCAGGAAGTAGCCCTGACCAGCTTGGGGACCCATGTAGAAGCTGGCGTTGTTAGGCATCATGGGGTTGCCCATGTACATGCCTTGGCCAGGGTTGCCGCTGTAACGGGCGATCTCACGGAAGTCGGGGTCACGACGCAGGTGCATCATGAAGGTGGGATCGCAGATGCAGCGATACAGACCGTCGGAGAAGGTAGGAACGTTGCGCTTACGCAGGTCCTTCACCACAGTCAGCAGGTCGGTACGAACCGAGAACTGCTGGACATCAGCGGTGTACTCAGCGGAGCTGTAGGTGATCTGGCCAGAAGAGTTCTTGACCTTGCCGCCAGGGAAGAAGTAACCACCCTGAGTACTGGAGGCGACACCATTGGCTTCTGCTTTGGCGAGTTCATCAATGAACACGCGGTCGCGCCAACGGCGGTAGTCGTCCAGCAGGGTCAGCGAACCGATGGACTGGTGGAACATGTTGAGGTTCCCGGTGTCCAGCAGCAGACGCTGAGCCGTGATCAGGGTTTCCCGAGCAATCTTGAAGGTCGAAGGCTGGGTCGGATCACCCGGATCTGCAGGGCCGGTGTACTCTTTGAGCACAACCAGCACCTTCTCCTTGGTGATGTTCCGGCTGTTGGCCGTACCGATGGTCTGGTCGGACACGCGCTCACGGCTGTCCTTGGTACCAGGGGTACCCCAGAACTTGTAGCGGTCTAACTGAACGGTTTGACCAGGCTGACGAGTGAAGTCATGGACGACCACAGGCTCGACTGCCATTTCTGCGATATACGCAGGGTGGGGACGGTAAAGTTCCGCACCCAGAATCTTTGGAAAGTCGTTATCAATGAACACTTTTTGTTATCCTCCAGAGTCTCAGGAAGGTAGTTTATCGGGTGAAGATTCAGACATTTATATGTCTTATCTAACACAAATTTTAGCAGTCGGTAATTTATTTAATTACCGACCAACTATCACTCCATCACAAACAGTTTGTTTGCGACAACTTGAGGCTGAGCCTGATTCAAAACGCGCCAGGCATTCTGAGGATCACGAGCCATCATTTCGTTGAAATCGCCCCAGAAGTTGCCGGGTTGCTGGGGAGCAGCGGCGGCAGGAGGAGCGGGCATTTGACCCAGCTCAGGATGTTGCACCTGTTGGGTGGGATAACCAGGAGTTTCCAATTGAGCCTCGCTTTCGTAAACAGGGTAGGGACCTTCAGGACCGAAGAACTTCAGGGTGTAATCGCTGAGAACATCGGGGTTCGTCAGGATTTCGTTGTAAGCGAGGTTCTCTTGGTGCTCGTTAACAGCGAACTCAGCGTAGTTCTTGATGGTGTCACTTGCGCGGTTTCCCCACGCGACGGCGCTGTCCAGCATTGTTTCCAGCTGAAGAGCGTAGTTGTTCAGGATTGCCGGAGCTTCGATCCCGAACGCGTCCATCACTTGGCGGGACTCCTGGCTCATTCCCACCAGGTCCGCGATTTGCTCCAAGGATGGAGTCGAGGAGGTTGGGGAAGAGCTGGGCGAGGATACCGGGCTGGGCGACCAGGTCTGCGGAGCCGATTGTGGCGTAGCTTGGGGGCTGATCGACCCGAAGTTGGCCGGGGTATAGGTCGTCGGAGCCGACTGTGGAGCCTGGAACGGGGATTGAACTGGTGCGCTCAGCAGGTTCACCACCTTGTTGAACGCCGATTCCCACGGATTGGAGATCGATTCCGCCATCGGGGCCGATGGGGACTGGGGGGCGTACTGAGTAGGGGCGGATTGGTAGCTGGGGCTCGCCTGGGGCACTGCTTGGGGGTAACTGGTACCCACCTGATAAGCCACTGGAGCCGATTGCGCCTGCGGTGCTGCCACCACGTAGCTGCTGGGAGCTACCGCTGCGGGCGACGGTTGGCTCGTCTGTGGGATCGATTGGACGGTAGCGTCCTGCATAACTCATCTCCTTTTGTAAGGCCTCTAAGGTTCGATACAGATATGGGGTTAAATCCAATCTGGGATCCGCAGCCATCGGTAAATCCGGTGATTGCGGGTGAGGGGTCTGCATCATGCCCCCCACTAAGCGAGCGAATTGAGAGTATGCACCCTGTAATTCGTTCACCATCCTGAACGGGAACCCAGATAACATCTCGGCCCGTTCCTCATCCGTTTTTGACGGGAAGAGGTATTTCAGTGCTTCAATGCTATCAACACCTAATTCTTGCAGATTTCGGACAACAATGGAGTTGTTCAGAATATCTTGCGTCGAATCTTCGTAGACGGGGCCTAACCATCTCCAAAGAATGGTGATATCACCGTCTGGAATCAGGCCGGTGACACCAGGGGGAATCTGTTGCGTTTGCACTGAAGCCATCATCAGCTGTTTCAGCTGAGTGTTGAAGCCATCTAAAGCAGCTTCATATAAATCCAGCTCATCTGCAGAAGCGCCTTCTGCTGGCTCCACCGGCTTCTCAATACCTGCAGCAGCTGCCAGAGATTCGCGGAAAAGCTTTTCTTCCTGGAAAATAATCAGTTCTAAGCAGCGGCACAATCCATGGGTATAGATTGAATTTGCCTTTTTCTTCGATGTTGCAGCAACGCGACCAAACAGTGATTTGTATTCAGTTGCGGTAACGCCTGCTGAAATTGACAGCTCATCTACGCCACCAAGTGCAGTACGAATTTCTTCTCGGTACTGACGGGCAAATGCGTTTTGGTCACCAGTAATAGCATCTGGAACGATGTAACCAACTCGGTCGTTTGGCTCCAGGTTTGCAATCACGCGTGGGACGCGGATCTGTCCGTCAACCCCGCGAGTGATTGGATCTTGTTTAAAGGTAGAGCGACTGTAGGCACTCATGCTGCCGAAGCCAGAGTTCGCCGCAATGGACGGACGCTGCACCGTACCATCAGTACCTGATTCCATCAGGTCCGTCTTAGGACGAGACGACAGAAGTGTTGGGTTACCAAAGAACTGAACGTTCTTCCGCATGGTGCGCACCAACTCATCGTGCGTCACAATGTGATTTGCTAGGGCATCAAATTCGCCATAGCCTTCCATTGCAAATCCCTTGGGGTTGTTGAAGATCTCAACGCAAGGAATAAAACCAAGGGAATTTTTAAATTTCTTGGTGCGACCAGGAGTCGTAAAGGATGGGAGGTCAAAGGACATTTCGCCCTCTGAATGGGTCTCCTCAATCTCTTTAGCTTTGATCGAAAGTTTGATATATCGCTTGGCGCCCTGGTCAGCAGTGATCGGACTGCCGCTTAAATTGGTGACATTGATGTTGTCACCAAAACCAAAGCCACGCCGCACCTTGTAGCTGTAGATAATAATGACTTCTTCCAGCTCACCGTCTACGTTGTAGAAGCTGCGGTATTCGTGCTCGCGGAAATAGTAAAGACGATAGTTTTGTTTTGTGGGACGAATGTAAAAAATACCTTTGCCGTCACACAAGAAGTAATCCCAAATGGAATCCAGACGTGTATCAAGCTGGTTGTACTTGATCACACGGTCGATAAAATCCTTCCGTTGATTACCAAAATTATCTTGTCCAGGAAAAAACTCGACACCCTGACGGATGCCAAACAATTTCATCTGTGCCAGGTGGGAGGCAACGACGCTGGTATCAACAACAGCCCCTCCTTCTTTTTCGATGTAGGCGTTGATGATCTCTTGGAGTCTGGCCTTAGCGTCAGTTGCCATTCACTTGTTGCTCCCTGGCTTTTTTGATCTTAGCAGTTTTCTTTTCTTCTTTCTTTTTCCGAAGCCAGATACTGAAGAACGTCATTTCAGCCGGAGTGTATAACTCTGGATGCTTTAACGCACGCTTGACCAGCTTCTTTGTTTTCATCAGGACACCATCTTGTTCTGGAATCCAGCCGGAACCTGTCCGTACTGAGGGCCATAAAAGAACTGTGGGTTTGCCATCCCAGCCATATTTCCTGGAGCACCAGGGATATTCATGGCTTGACGAAACTGAATATCAATGGCGCCTTCGCGGCCAGGCTGATCTTTAGGGAAGATACGAGCCGGGGGTTGCTGTAAAGGATTCAGCTGCGGGCCACCAGCGGGACGACGCTGTTGGTTTTGGATAACAAAATCCGCACCGAATGGGTTACCAGCAAGATTTTGAAGTCCACCTGGGCGCATGGCACCTTCGTTGCCCATGCCACCGCCGTAGAATCCTCCTGGTTGCGTTGTATAAAACATTTACGTTTACGTCGATTTTTCTATTTTACTCGTCTTCTTCTAGTTCATACAAAGAAGGGTCCGCAACCTTGGAGATATGAATGCCATCTCCTTGAATGTCCCAATTAAGAATATCGCCTTCTCTCCAGCCCATCTCCTCCATCAATTCTTCAGGGAAGGTGAGGAACTGTTCGCCGTTCTCGTCTTCTTCCACTTCGAGGATGTAGGTCATTTTGTCAAAAGCTTTTCCATAAGCTTATCAAGCTTATTATTAATTTCGCGAAAGTTATCATGCATTTCTTTGATTTCTCTTAAAAAATCAACCTTGAGAACGTAGTCCAGCGGCATGCGATTGATTTGGTCTTCCAAGAGATCAATCCTTCGTTTCTGTGAATTGGTGTAGTTAAAGGCCTGCTGGATATCCTGCGTTTGACGGTTTAAAATTTTGTTGGCTACCCAGGTGCCACCGCTCACGGCGGAAGCAATAGCTGTTAAAGCCAGAGCGATGTATTCGGGACCCACGATTTTTTCGATTTGCTTTCTTTCAATTCTAGAATTAGAAATCAAGATGCAATTGCCCCTTCCTGGCCAAACCAGTTACCAACCATACAAGCGCATCAACACAGTCGTCATGACTACTGACGCCGAAATTTGTGAGTTCCTCGAAGAGATTTGTGAAGTTCCGGAAACGGTTGAAGATGATCTTGCGATCTTCAAACATACCGATGATGCCCCTAAACCGTGCCAACTTGTCTGCACGGAAACCTTTGACTGGATGCCAGATGAGGTTGTACAGACCTTCATTATTCAAGCAAACCCGTTTGAAGTCAGCCTCCAGGG